TGAATCGATAATATCACCGATCCATGCTTTAGTACCGCGAGAGGAAATGTTTGCCAACAAATACTCGAACGGCTCTGGTTTCTTGGAAAGTTTCATGAAGAAATACTTATCTCGGCGAACCTCGAAAGTGTCTTCCTTCACATTCATTTTACCGCCATAGCGGTGATAGTCATAACTCGGTGAAGAGAAATGAGTCTTGAGTGCTAGATAGGTGCTGTAACATTCAAACGGTGTCACTCTCATGCCCACCACACTGGCACTTGTCGTTTCTTCCAACTAGCCATGCGCTGTTTATCACCGATGTAATAGTTGCGATAAGATTTCACAGAGTCACCTTTGACTTTGTATTTGTCTGGCATCGCAGGTGTTGGCTGAGTAAATGGCTTGGTTGGAATGTTTTCTGGGATGCAGTTTACAAGCCACTTGACAAGTCCGATTTCCTCGCACTTGTGTACCTTACCATACCGATGCGTGTATTCCTTACACAACTCGACGAGCAGATAAGCGAGCCACTGATAGTTGGCTTTGCTCTCTCGCGCCCAGATAGCGGAAGGATGATTGATATGCGTGGCTTTGTAAAGCAGACTGTCACCAGCGAAACTGTTGTTGAGTTTCCAGCGTTTGATGCGTCGTCCGCTGGAATCATCAACATACTGTTGTCCGTCTAGGACACGATGCGCCGTGGAAAGCAGTTGCGAATATTCCAAAATCATTTTAACGACATGCTTGTCCACGTGCATTTCAGCACACGTTTTAGGTTCTAGGTGAAGCGCAAATATATTCATAATGATATTATACCCTAAAATGTGTTGTTAGTAAAATTATGCTTCTTTCTTTTTGCGTGTTACTGGCTTCTTTGTCTTCGGAGTATGGATGGTTCCGATGATGTTATCAACGCAACCGAGAGCCAATGCTTCCTCGGACGACATATAGAAGTCATGACGCATGTTGTAGATTTCTTCCAACTTAGCTGGAGTAATCTTAGTTTGACGAAGAGTAATATCTTCGATGCGATCTTGTAAGCGAGAAGCTTCCAAGAATTCTGTTTCTACTTCTTTTAGTGTACCGATGATACCAGTCGAAACTTGGTGGTACATGTGAGTAGAATCAGCATAGCACGAACGAACATGACCGCTAATAGCAATCAGGAAGCCACAGCTCATAGCTGTACCAGTCACGATTGTATGAATCGGTGTGCTAGATTCGCGCATGATTGACAACAGACCGAAGCACTGGTAGACCATACCACCATAGCTGTCAATGTAAATGTTAATGGGTCGTGGCGAATATTCAAGATTGTGAAGCGCATACAGCTTCTTGATATATTTGTCATGCTTCTCGATAGCAAGAATGCTTTCAGTCAGAGCAGCGATGCTGTCTTGGTCGACTTGCTTTGTAAAGAATAGATCGCGCTTCTTCGGTTGCGGTAGACTTACTTCTTCACTCGAATCAATAACAGTTGTTTCTTCGCTCATAATATATTCCTTTAATTATAATGGTAATTTAGCTGTCCTTTCTAACAGATTAAGATCTTTACATTCAGCTTCTAGCTTTGACTTAATCACATCAGATTTCTTAACAAGGTTCCCGATAGCTGTTGGTTCCATGTCATTCTCTTCGCAGAAAGAGAGGATGGCTTCGAGATAGCCCATCCCCATTTTTACTTTGCTTTCTACTGCCATAGCAAATGTATTGGCATCAAATTTCTTTTCAAGTTTATCTAGCATAGAAAATGTGCGCTCCTACTTTTGCTACGCGCTTCTTTTTGTAAGACCATTTCGGTTTTACAGATGTATTGTGGAAGTACATAACACGTTTGTTTAATGTACCGTTTTCATATCGTTCGATGATTTCTTGAACGACATCCCTAGTTTGATCATTGATGTGGTGCGGTTTTACTCTGCGAACATTAGTAAATTGCGCTTTTTGGTATGCTACACCACAAATTGTTTTTGGATAGTATTTACTATTCGCGCGATTGAAGACTGTCGCTCCGACGAGAATAGCACCCTGTGCTTTGTTACCTCTGGTTTCATTATAGATTACTGCCTCTAAACAGGCAATGTCACTCTTGGATAACGCTTTGATTGGTTTAGATTTGACTGGGTTAGTAATTGGAAAGGTTGGTGTTAGTTCTTGAAACAGTTTGTCATTATCTAAAAGTTTTGCATCAGCACTTCGTTGATTTATTACAGTCAGACTTGCCAGTACAACAGCAAGGATAACCGATTTCTTCATAAAAGTCATCGCATTTCCTTTTTTGGTTGGACGAAAAATTATTTAGTAGAATGGGGGAGTTTGACCTCCCCCATTTCTTAACAACTATTAAGTATTAGTTGCGGGTAAACAGCGTAGAACCGCCAGCGTTGTAAGCAGCAGCAATCATGCGACGGCTTGGGGTGCCAAGACGATAGGTGGTTTTGCCATTGCTATCAGTGTTGGTGTAAACAGCATAGCCTTCCGAACGAAGTTGACGGATGACTTCAGAAGCCGAAGTGACTTTGTAGCTGTTGGTGATTTGGGCGGTCGTCAGAGTCTTGCCGTTTTTCAGGGCATTCAGGACGGTTTCTTTCTGCGAGTTAGTATTCTTACTCATTGTGTTTCCTCATGATATTAAACATAAATGTAATACTGGCTTTTACCAGTCCAATTATTATACCCTATTTCGGGGTCAAAGTAAAATAATGGCGAACCGAGCCAGACAGGGGTGGGTCACAAAATAGACCTCGGTTGCAAGTCGTTGATTTATAAGGGATTTTTAGAGCTGGGTTTCATTCCACTTAAACGAAAAACCTCAATAAAATCAACGACTTAGGTGAAAAAGTGACAAAGATTATGGTAAAATGTGGGTCAGGGTCGGATTTTGGTTAAAACATACTCTGTAGGGTCGTTCCCATGTTGTATGCTTTGCCATAATCAATCACTAGTCCTTTTTCGCGTCCGTGCGCTTCAATTTCCCAAGGGCGATCCCAGTAGTGCATTTCCCACTCATATCGCTTTCCTAGCCATTTACAGATTTCGTTGTTTGTGCTTGGGAGTTGGCGGAGTTCGCGTTTTGCATATTGCTTGATATGCACCATTTCGTGAGCGAGAGTTCTAAGGTAGTTTACCAGAAGGATATCGTCTGGTGCGAAAATCTGAATGTGGTATTTCTTTGGTGGATCTTCTTCGTCTGTCCAAACACAATCAGCGAGATCGGTGACGTCATGAATGTACGGATGATGCTCTATCTTTACAGAGAGAGTTTTTGATAGTTCGTCTTTGAAGAACTTCTTCGCGAAGAACTTACAGAATTGTTTAGCGTGCAACCTTTGCTCTTCTGTACCACCCTTAATAGTGATTCTCATTTCGGAACTGTTCCCTTAGATCTTTAAGCTGGTTGATGTGTTCGTCAACATAGGCATGATATACGTGGGTCTTTCCTGTTTCTTCTGTGGCAATAAAGATTAAAACATGGTCGATTTTCATACCAGTTCTCTCTTCCCACATTTTAGCATAACCAGCACCTTGGCAAAAGTAGTTGGTTATTTGTTCCTTGGACTTTTCTTTACGAGAAGTCTTCCAGTCCATTACTGCATATTTAGCCATATACTTCCCTATACAGTCAACCGTGCCAGCGACTTCTAATTCGTCTGACCATAGTCTGGCTTCTACTGCTAGGATTTCTTCCAAGCCCATGTCAATTTTCTCTTTGAGAGTATTGAACATTTGTATTGCGTCGGGCATGGCTTTTTGTGCTACATTAGCAAAGCCCTCTGTATCGTCGAGGATATAGTGTTCTGCTAATGTATGCATCGATGTACCACGGCTGGATGCCATACGCGATACACGATTTGCTTCAGCTTCGCCTACTCTGGCTCGCCATGCTTTAATACCATCGCGACCGAGCAGACCTGTAACACCAGTCAGGGAAGGATAATTTTTCCCTGATGGTGTCTTATAGGTGCGCTTACCATCTTCATTAACCTGCACGATTTGCGGGATAACGAATTCATCAATTCTATTTTTGAACATCACTTCTTCTTTGGTCCGTAGAACCCGAGTTGTATATCTTGAAGGAATTTTTTAGATTCGGTTGTTTTTAACTGTCTTGCTTCTACTACTGAAGAAACTCCCAAGTCTTCCTTCGCTTTCTTCACACGTTCAACTTTTACCAACGCTTGTTCTGGTGTAATCTCGTTTCGGAGAACTCGCTTTAACAAAGCACACTTATAACCAGAACAGGTCTTTGGTTTTTTGGGATCTTCGTAGATCGAACAACTGCCATTTATATGCATAGAACAAGGAGTAAGAAACACATGATTAATTTGATTGTCTTTCTTCTTGGTTTCTAAGCCAAGTGAACCCATATAGTCGGCTTCTTCTTTTGAACAAACGACATTGCCGAACAATGTTCCGTCGCAACACATACCGCAAGCAACACAGAGATCAGACGGAGTCATACTTTAGTCGTAAAGTAGCATTGACCGACACGAGCAATAGCTAGCTTCATGTC